GGTTTCAGTGGTACATCATCCACGAAGGTCAACATTTGGATGATATGTGGAAATTCAATTTGAGACTGGTGGTCTACTCGGAACGTCACGGCGAACCCCCGGCCAGATATTCTACACTTGGCATAGTACGGAGTAAGTTCATCCATGGGAGGCGCACTAAGGCTACCCAAGTAAGCTGGCTCAAACGGCAGTACGGGGTTATCCATTTCTTCATAGTTCACAGCCCGTGAAATCTTGGTAGTAGCTGCTCCAGCCGCGTACCCGTGCATGTGAACTATGTTCCACCTGTGTACCCCATGTGGTTCCTCTCCAAAATGGTGAGTTATCTCAAAGAAGGAACTGATTGCGAAGCCATCAAAGCTAACTCCACGATCCAATTCGTATACATAGCTTGCTTCCGCTGACATGTCGATGTCAAATCTATCTTCAACAGCCATGAAAATTCGGTCTCTCCCGTCCGTCGTGACACCTGCCGCCGTGGCTATAATCTTAGTGAACTTACTGTCGGTGCCTCCCAACCAATACCGTTGGGTAGTAGCCTGTGGTTCCTGCTCCGCACCTACCAAGGTAGTCGTTAGTACCCACCCGTCTGCAAAGAAGAGACGGTACTGAGACTTGTTCCGTACCACGGTGCTGTGCACCACCTTCTCGTTGGTGGTTTCGAAGCCAGACTTACGCTGCAACCTACCTACCAGCCACGGAGTCACATCGAAGCTAAGTGGACGGGCAGAAAAGTCACCATATTCCTGTACTGAATCAATGGTGCTGACTCCCCGGAAGTCTGCGAAGATTGGCTTGTTACCCATGTTCTGCACGGTGTACTCAATGGCCCCGGAGTTTGCACTTATGATGTCCTGTCGTACCCCATTACCACTAGAGTCCAAAGCCGCTCCGTAGATCACACCAATGCTGGCCTCTGTGAACACGGCCAAGGCTTCACCATTCAGTGACATCATCCCAGTGATCCGATCTCCGAAGCCGTGCGTGGACGCTAACGTGATCGCGTCAAATTCAGTAGGGGCTGTGCTGCTGGACATGTACACTTCGCCCCAAGCAAAGCCCAACGCCAACCGCTGCTGGTGCGCAGCCAGATGACGTGGCTTATCTAGGTCTTCACCCACCCCTGTATCCACGAAATCTAACGTGGTGCCATCGTAGTAGAATCCTCTGCCTGCTCCGTTCACACCATAGATGGCGTTCAACTCTTCACTGGCAAAGAAGTTATGTGAGATGAACTGGTATCTGCTGTCCTCATCCTGTAACAGCTTTGATCCCGGTAACAACGGGTAGTTAACAGACGAAGTAAGCACCCCTATCAGGTTGCCAGCCCCAGCCGCAGCCGTCCTGATCTCCATACCCACATCGAAGTCAGGTCGTGACCAATCGAATAGCTGCATGTACCCCTCACCAGTGGCATCCCAGTCTCCGCTTGTGAGGTTAGCAGTTTGCACTTGCACCCAGCCCACATCTGCCGCTCCATCCCACACGAACAGGCGTTGCTTAGCAGTATTGGTGTTGTAGTAAACAACGATGTGTATGCTATTGATGTCAATGTCGCAAAACAGACCGCGTGCATAGATCAGGAATTCGAAGCCACCCGCGTTTACGATCTCCGGGGTCAGGTTCTCTCCCCACTTGGCGTTCTCACCGCCCACCGTGTAGTCGTTGTAACTAGCAGTAGTAGCAATACGTACTGAGGCTCGGTGGTACTGCCCATTGGGGGCTTGGTGCACCACGTACAGGGTACCTCCATCGTCGGCTCCAATGGTGTTAGCCTGAGCACTGATCACCACTTCCATACCAGTGATCACATCCTCATTACGCAACTGCGCTTTGAAGCCACTGATATTGATCGTCTCAGATTGTTTCCGCGAATAGGTACTACGTACCCAACTGGTGGAGATGTTGGTAATACCTGCGTCGTCTGTCTCTATAGGCGTAGGATTGTTCGCACCGGAAGTTCCACTCCAGTCTACCCGGTAAGACCGGGGATTGGGTATAGAGGTATCTGTGGGCAGCTTAGCCCCGGTGTTGGCTGGCGTAGCAGCTACCGTCGTGGGATCAAGGGTGCCTGTCTTGAAATCCACCCGGCGACCTACCCACGCTTTCTGCCAACCTGTTGGACTGGACTGCCACAAGGAAGCAGTCTCTGCCTGCGTGGCCACGGTGCCTACGGTCAGTACATCCTGCAAATAAGGTTCGAATATCTCAGTGGCTGTGAAATTACCTGTCTTGCCACCTACATCATTGGTGACATTTTCACCTGTATTAAACTCTCCGTCCGTCAACACTATCTGTGATTCCAAGATCACAATCCCTTCGGCATTGCCTGCGTCCAAGGAACCATTGCGCACTTCTATGTAACGGATCACAGCCGCGTAAGCAGACGCGTCCCCGGAGACATCATCTCCCACGTCCAGCGTACCGTCACCGTCATCCATACGCACGGCCATGGCAGCGGTACACTGATTCGCGGCCACCACGTCGAACCCAGTGGCACTCATGGCATGTACGGTCAGGGTATCGGTGTCTGGATCATAGTCTACGATCTCCCCGATCTGGCCAGTAGGTGAGATCAGGAAGCCCCCCACCTGTGGTGCCCAGTCCGTACTGTCGTCGGTAGCCACGAAAACACGGGAGTCCCGTATGGAATACAACTTGTCTTCGTGGAAGTGCAGGCCCACGATGCTACCAGTTCCGGGCACGGCATCTACCTCTGCCCGAAGGGTAGTAGCAAAGCTGTCCAGTGCCGCCAGATAATTCTGCTGGTCACTGTGGTAGTCAGTTAGCTTGCGTATGTCGTGAGTAGCTTCGTCCACTGTGAAGCTGGCCCCCGACTCGTCGCCAGTGATGACGGCTCCGTCAGGTGGTACAGCAGTTGTGGAACGGAAGACAATGAACAGTCCTTTGTGTGTGCCTGCATCCTCAATCTGCACCAGCACCCCGGACTCACTCGTCCGATCATCCTTAGTCCAAGTCAGGGTTTCTACGGGCGTGAAGGTGCCAGTGATGTCCGCGTTGACCATGTAGTACCGCCACGCGTTGGTAGAGGAAGGACTGGTCTGGCCATCGAAGCGTTCTAGCCCGTCGATCCGCGCCATACCACGACGGAAACCGACTTCGTAGTTCAAGCACTCCCGTATGCTACCCGGCAAGGCTGCCGGACGGGCACGTACTAGGTCTAAGCCACCATCAATTACTACGTGATGCAATCACCTTACTCCCGGCATAGTGTACTCGCGCGTCTCTTGGAGACGCAGCTTGTTCAACATTCGCCGGTATTTTCTTTTAGCACGCTTGAATTGACGGTCTGTCTCATCAAAATCAGCGTAGTCCATCATGGCCCAGTAAACTATGAGCATGTGATATTTATCCGGCAAACCTGTGGGTGTGTCCGAATTTACGCTTAGCGTCTGAGGCTTCAGACGGTATTCGAATTCGATGTTCCAATCGTTCGATGTGGGTGCGCTCTCAATTACGAAAGCGTTGTCCCGGTCTATCGTGTACCAGTAGGGCTGGCCCTGATCATTGATGTACCTATCCCGATCACCAAAGAAGTGTTCGGGGGGTACGTAGTAACAGGGCTGTTTAACCAGTGGATCGCTGGCCCCGTTCACAACCCATATATAGCGGTTGTCCACTGGAGCCACGAAAGGTACGATCCCGTCATACACGTCGGTGCCAACAATATCTTCCACCTGCTGGCGGATGTCATAACTGGTCTGGCCATTGAGCAAGGGCATCTGTTCCCTCGCTACCATGAAGTCCCATTTCTGATCATCCTGAAGTTCGATCCACGCCTGCTGTATCCATCGTATGCAGCGGGTGATGTGCTCCGTAGTCTCACCATAGGAAGTGGCGGGGGAGAGCGTCACGTCAGTAACCTTGACGGTTAACTCAGTGCCAGTCTCCCCGGACAATTCTTTGACTAAGGTGAGGAAGTCCACGACGGTCAGGCAGCCGCAGACTCAAGAGGTAAATCTTTCTTCTTGTTGGCAGCACGGGCCAACGGGTTAGACAAGTCATCCTTGAGCACACCCAGTAGTCCAGCAATCTTGTTCTTGTAATCGTGCAACTGCCACGTCTGGTCAATGGGCTTCGGAATCTTCAGCCTGCGTGCGATGTCTGCAAACTGCCTCAGTGAATACCCGTCAAAGCCATCGGTCTTGAACCACATCCAACGGAACTGTTCCTGTATGTCACGGGGCAGATGTGCAGTTGCAGGATCGTCACCCAAGTCAGTGAACATGAAACGCTGGTCATTCACCCAATGCTCTTCGTAGAAGATACGGCCATCTTCATCCACCCGGCGTTTACGAATCAACCGATTACCCTGCGTGGTGGAAAACAGGATGTTCCAAATCGGGAATGGTATAGGTGCCTCTACTCCCCACGGGATGTAGCAGTGCAAATCTTCCCATGCGAAGAATTGAGGGAAGGTGGTAGTGTGCGAAGCCTCCCGGTGCAGGACGATAACTCTACGCCTGCCTTGCCATGTACCTTGGGGGCGCATGTTGATCGCGGCCAAGACATCCATGGTCAGTTCACCCCCGTCAAAATCGGGAGCCTTTGCTAGTTCGGTTTTTTCCTGCACGTTGGCGGCGATTACCTCAGTAAGCACGCCCAGTTGTTCCATCAACTTCTTACGTAATGTCTTGGCATTGTTTTGTGGCAAGTATGCTACCCCCAGTATGTCACAAAATTCTGATAGTTCAGGTCGTTCGCACTCAGCGAACTGTGTTTCTGCAGCGGTTTTTAAGTCCATGATAAGTTCCTGTGGTTCAAAGCGGTGAGGGGGAAGTCCCCCTCACCATGTGGTTGTGCTAAACCCGGCTTACGGATTCAGTACGTTGAGATCGTCCGTAGCGGCACACTCAATTCGAACGCTCCACGCGTCGTTCAGAATGAGTTTCAAATCCCACCAACGACACGCAACGTAGCAACGCTGGTTCGTAGGATCGGACTTGTCCGGGCCGTTAAGAACATTGATCTTCACACCACCGTAGCCTTTCTTACCGCCACCCTTCAGGTCAACTGTGCCATACGCATGCTTGCCGCAGACCAGTACCGGGTAGACATCGGCATTGGTTCCGCCGTTGGACTTCACGTTGGCGGCACCAATAGCGGCACCTCCGTCGAGAATTGGAGTCAACTGCGGAGTGGTGATAACACGGAGGTTTTCCACATTACCGAATTCGTACTCAGAAGCCATCTTCTTACCACCGTAATCAGCGGTAGTCCGAAAGCCTGCGATGGTACGAAAATCAGCATGCAGATCAGTGTGGCAGAAACCGTAGAACGACGCTTCGATAGGAAACGTGTTGTCGTTCAGACTTCCGTCCAGTGCTGCTGTGAAACGTGCAGCCTTGGCAGCCATCAGAGACCGTACTGCTGTCTGTACATCGCCTAGTCCAATAGGTGCGACTACTTGATTCCGGGCAGCAGCGGAGCCTGAGTAGGCCACACCAGTTCCAGCGATGAACGCGGCCCAGCCAACAGCTTCCTTGGTGTTAGCCACCAGATCAGCAAGCACGTCAGCAGAGTCACGGACGGCATCGTCCTCACCCAGTTCTTTCATGCGGCTGGTAATTTCAAAGACTTCCGCGTACTCACCCAGCGTGCCTGAAACGTCCTCATAAGCAACACCACGGCTGGCGGGGGTCACACCCTCAACAACCACAGTGGTACTCACAGACGGATTCACAGCGCGCCGGAACGAGATCGTTTCGGCCTTGTTCATCGGGATAAGTTTCTTATCGCAGGCAATATCCAGCACAAGCTGGGGGCGTGCCCTTTCGATAAGGTCGAGTTCGGCATAGACATTTGTCCGGTTACCGGGAGCCGTAATGGCTGTAGGTGAACCAGTGTAATCTCCTACACCGCCGTAATGACGAGCGAGTGTACCCATGATGTATCAATCCTTCATCGTTTATTGACGTTGTGCTTTCGTTCGACGTTCGAATTCCTGCGCGAACAGGTCTTCAGCCGACAACATTGCCTCCGGGGATAACCGGGGCAAGCCCACACCACCACTATCAGGATCAGGTGTCGGGTTGTTAACCAGAGATTGTCGATGCGTCAGCGTGTTTTGCGCCGCGACTGCGGGATTCGGTACTCCGGGGTTCGGAGGTGTTGGTGTCTGGAGGTTGGCCAGATAAGCAGCGGTCTTGTATTGATCCAACACGTATATGCACTCATCAGCATTAGCTGAGTCTGCGAACTGCTGCACTTGCAGCGGTTGGTAAGTAAGCCAGTTAACAAACGGTTCCGAGTTACGTAGCTGCGACCAGTCGGGGTGCGCCGTAGTAAGTCGGGTCAGTTCATCTTGGCCCTGCCGTGTTGATACATTTTGCTGTACCCGTTCAAGCCCCTGAGTCAACGACTGAATCTGCTGCGTCAGGTGCGCGTTGTGGTTGGCGTAAGCCCCAACCATAGCTTCGATGGCCTTTGCCTCTTCTGGAAACGCCTCTTTGTACTCAGCGAATTCAGGAGTTATCTGCAAGCCCGGAGGTGGGGTTGCGGCAGGTAAAGGCTGGGATTGACCGCTCTGTACAGGGTCACCCGGTGCTCCGGGTTGCGGTGCTGGTTGCACTGCAAGCCTTTGGGTAAGCCTTTCGTTTTCTCTCTGTACCGGGGCGAGTCTTCCGTGTACAGCAGAGTATTGCCATTGGAGACTGTTATGGTCTCGCGCACGCTGATCAAAATCAGCCTGTGCTTCCTGTGGCAAATCCTTGTACCAGTCGGGCCGCTCAATGGGGTTGCCGTCTGGTAGTAAATCTTCGGGTGGTAACTGTGGGACTACAGCAGGTGCCTGTGCGCCCGGTACTGGTGCGGCAGCCTGTGTGCCCGGTGGAGGCTCTTCTGCCTGCACACCGGGGACAGGGACTGCGGCTGGTGCTTGTGTGCCCGGAGGCGGCTCTACAGCGGCCTGTACACCGGGTTCCGGTTCAGGCTCAGGCTCAGGCTCAGGCTCAGGGTTGGGGTCAATGCTGTCGGGGTGCCTTCGATCAACCTCTTCTGCAAAGATCAATTCGTTGGCCTCATCCTCAGTCAGAGGTACTTCCGGTTCCTCCACGACGGGTGGAACCTGATTATCTGGTAATACGTGTTCAGCCGGACGACTCATCTTCTTCCTCTACTCCCTCAATTTTAGCCACCACCGCACGGTATGCTTTGATCTGTCCACGGAGATGCTGAGATTCTCCGTGATCCTTGTTTGGACTTTCTAAGGCTTTGCGCTTCTTCTCAATGGTTTCATTCAACCACGTGAGCATCATGCGTCCACCTGTACTTAACGGATCAATAAACATGTCATTTTGTAATTCGAATTACACTTTTCCCATCATCATAACGCTACTAGCCAAAAGTATCAAAGCCCTTGCCAAGATTGATACTCTTCAGTGTTTCGCGGAATTCATCCAACCGCAGTTGCGCGGCCTTGAAGAAATCGTCAGAACTCTGCTTGCGTGTAAACCGCTCCATGTCAGCCATGAGCGTATCGTATGCAATGTTCTCGTCAGAGGCCACACGCATCATCGCAGTGTGCATGCGCATACGTTCTACTTCAAGTTGGGTAGCCCGGTCAGACTCTTTGTCCGACAACTTGAGGAAGAGCATCTGCATCTCTACCATCTTGTCGGGACTAGGTTGTCCGTCTTCCTCTGGAGTCCCCGTACCGCCCCTCTCAGTTTCGGCTTTAGCCACCAGCAAATCTGTTTCTGCCTGTACCTTTTGTAAGTTCGCGGCTGCCATCTCATCAGGCGGGATATTGGCCCTGTCCCGTTCCACCTGTTCTGGTGACTTGATCAACGCATCCGTTGGTATGTCCAAGAAGCCAAGGTACACCCTGTACAACTCTTCCATATTCAACAGGATTTTTATCTCCGGGTCTTGGGCTGCCATCTGGATCAGTAGCTGTGCATGCTGAGCCTGTGTTTCCTTAACCAGCAGGTAGGACGCACCACGCGCCTCCACCTCATAGTCACCCTTGATAGACGGGTCAGGATCATGCTGCATGAACCAGTCGTAGAAGCGTGGCAGTAATCGAATCGTGATGTTGTCGTCCCAGCTATGCGCGGCAGCACGCTGCACGATATTCTGCTGGTTCATTACCTCTGAACGTCCATCCAGAGTCTGCTTAACATCCTTGGCATCTCCGCCCCCAACCAGCATAGGCAGGTTAGTATTCTCATCAGCGTTCTGCTTGGCCTGCTGGTAGAGCGGCATGTTGTTATTGATCGTGGACGGCACCACCATGGTCTGGATCGCATCACCGATCTTCATGTCCTCATCGTTGATGTACCAGAGTTTCGGCCCTCGGATGTTGTAACTATTATCTGCTGGCGTAACCACCCCTTTGATGATGGCCACCTGTGGGCCTGCGGACACCGCCGCGTTGTGGATCATGGCATCCCACATCATGTCGATGACATACTGATCGTCGCGCATCACGAACGGGATACCGAAGCCGAAGATACTGGTCTCGTCTTCCTCGTAGCACCACACGTGGTAAGGCAATGAAGAATCCGCTTCCAGTGGGGACAGGCTAATGCGGGTAATGATCCCTTCAGCAAACCAGATTTCCCCGTAATACGATTTCAGTTGTTCATCGGTGCCCTGTAACTCAACCCCGGCTGCCTTCAGTACCTTCGCGTCGATAGGGCCGTGGTACTCCCACACTGCCCAGCACTGCTCATACTCACCCTGCTCACCTGTGATAGCGGCACGCTGCGTCAGCACTGTATCCACGGAGCCGCGCTTTGGCCCCAGTTCAATGATCTTGGCCGTGCGCTCAGGGTTGAACCCGTGCGTCATTACCATCTGCTGTAGCTGGGTTTTGTTGTACAGGTGAAGTTCGAAGGCGAACTCACATTCTTCAATGGATCGTGCACGCTGCGGAAAGAACATCCACGGGCTGACTCTAGCAACGGCTGGCTTCTTAACCACAGCGGAAGTCAGCAGTTCAACCTGTGCTCCCCCCTCTGCCTGCTGTGACTTGTACTTCTTTTGAATCCGGTTGCGAACGTATGGCCCCTTGACGATACCCGTGCCCACCTTGCACCCGTCGAAGATGCACTTGCGGCCAATCTTGGGGTAGTGACTCTCAACAAACGTATCCTTGATCTTGCGTACCATCTTCCGGCAACGTCGTTGGGCCACTGTCCATGACAGGGCTTCCAGATCAATAGGGGGTAATTCGGGTTGTGGCTGGCCTTCCGGTACGGGAGGTATCTTGGCAAGCTGTGCCTTGTATTCTTTCTGTAATACTTCGTCAGCTATCTCAGGTTCTGGCGAAGGCTTCAAACTCCAGTTGGGGGAGTTGGTAGGGAACAACATGTCGCCAATACGGGCAGAGGCCACACGTGTTTTGGAACGGGTCTTATTGTCTACCGGGGTACCGCCCCGGAGTACCGCCCTGTCACCCAGTCCTGCCGCCGTGTCTGCCTTGGTGTTGCCCCCGTAGGTCACACCCCAATACTGAGCCTCATCCAGCAGCATGCGGGTTTCGATGGGAGTCTTGTGCGCGACACAGCCATCCTTTTTCTCTTCCAATTCTCCGCCCAGCTTCTCCAGTATCTCGCTGAACTCATGTTCTTGGCGACGCTGCTCTGCTGCGTCAGGAGCAGCTACCACTGCTTTGCTTGTATCAGTCATCTTATTGCGCTCCGTCCAAACCTAACCTCTACTACTTTTCCAGCGGTGCTGTTCATTCGCGTTTCAACCTCAGTCTTCGCATATTTAGCGATACTCACCAACAGGTAGCGGGTGGCATCCATCAAGTCATCCTTCTCGTTGTGCACAGAACCATTGTCTTTGCGGTGGTACGAACGGTACTCGTCGAACCACAGGTGCATGGTATTAAACACCTTCACTCGCCCTTCGGCCAGCATCTCTTGCATGAGCATTATGCCCGATTCCAGACTACCCGGCCCCTTCTGCGCTTTCTTCAGCTTCAACCCGTACGTTTTCTTGTACAGGTCAATCATCTTCTTGCCGTCCGCCATGTTGGTGCCAGCAGTCTCAGCTATGCCCGGTATCCAGTCGCCCCGCGCGTTGATCGCGGCAGCGTGTATGGCGGCTTCCGTCTTGGAACGACGGTGCTCAGAGTACAGGTAAACCGTCTGTGTCTCCCTGTCCAAAGCACCATGCACACAAGCCGTAGGATGTCGCCAACCAAAATCCAATCCGTATGCTCTTGGAAAATGAGCAGGCAGTGGCCGTGGGGGTATCATAAATTCGTGCTCGTCTATTGTATAGATAGCACCTTCACCCAGTTGTGGCTCCCCGTACCTGCGCGCCCTGATCTCATGGTGCGCGTACCTACGCATCATATCGGAGATCATCTCTTTGGTAATGTGTGGGCAATCGTCCCACCAAATCTTGATCTGGAAGACACCACCTTCGTGTGCCCGGTTGAGCAGATCACGTACCAGTGGAGTCTCACCCTTGAGCGGGGTGAACGTATTGATCACCGATCCCATGGTAGTCATGGTACGCATCAGGTTTTCTTTGTGGATTTCGACGGGGGCTTCCTCATCCTCCCACACCCAATCCAACTCCGTGGCCTCAAAGGACTCACGGCCCTGATCGTAGGACTTGAAACGAAGAATCGACCAGCCCCCGGACTTGTGCTTAATTGGCACTTCATCGAACAGGCCGGAGGCTGCTCTCGACATGGTGCACTTGTCCCGATCCAGACAGTCACCCGGTATGAACCCTGTGCCAAACGAATCTCTGCTGCCAAGCAGAATACGCTGTACAGAGTCGCGGGTGATCTTGCCGTCCTTACCGCACGCAATGCCCACAATAGGTCGGGCAAATCGCTTACCACGCCACCAGTCCGGGTACTCCCCGGTCATGTGCATTGTGGTCTCGTATCCGCCCAGCCATGACTTGCCTGAACGGTTACCCCCAAACACTACACGCTCACGGTAGTGTGAACCTGCAGCCAGAAATTCCATGTGCTTGTGGTAATGCTCTCTGCGGTATTCCCCATTGTCAGGAAACACCGTGTCGATCATTCTTCGCTTGGCACGCGTAGCCTTCTCTTCCAACAAGCGGTAGAGTTCCAGCTTCGCTTCCTCCCAGTTGCCGGGGAGAGGCACTGTGCTGGTGTCAATGTGTCCTATCTGGTGTCTTGTCGTCGTCAACTTTTACTAGCCTTGCCAGTTGTGGGTGCTCTCCAATCAGAGCCGCAATACGGTCATCAATATCCGTAGTCTCAAATTTATCCAATGATCCTGTGTGCTCAATGCGCTCACGGAACAGAGCCATGGTCTTACCTACCAACTCCAACGCTTTCAACGAAGCATTGGCCTCAAACTTAAACTCACCTATGGGCCTGCCCTTAGTATCATATACGGGTTCAATCTGGAGGCAGCGTTCAGCCACACGTACCAAATTCTCCAGTACCCACTCAGGGCCAAACACGGTGTTGTGCAGCATCGTTACTTCCGGTACCTGCATGATCCCGAAGTCTGGTGTAGGGTTAACCTGATCCCGTAGCGTCTCTTCGTCCAGTACCCCAACATCCTCCAAGGAAGCCTGCACCTCGGCCAGCACTTCTTTGGGCAGCAACTGGTCGTCAGCGGAAAGGACGGGGGTGGCCCTGATCCTGTCCAGCATCTCAGCCGTGCTCTTCCTGCCAAGGTCTACTTCCTGCTTGGCTGCCAGTATATTCAGATACGCACTGATTCTCGGTAGGTGTAAGAGCATCTGTGGGGAACTGGAATTCAGGCCGGACTCCCGGTTGGCCTGCGTAGAACTACCACAGGACAGGTACGCATCGCAGAAGTCCCTTTCGGTCTCTGAGATGTGTGATAAGGAACTGGCTATCTTGGTGCCAAAGCTACCGTAGTGTTCCTTCAGCCATGTGGCTACGGGGTCTTCAGATTTATTCATGGTTCTACTATTGCTTCAAGTGTGTACTTACTCGTAATTGAATTGTTGGTGTGCGCTATTTCCCTGATAGTAACATCCAGCCACACAGAAGTGGTACCCAAGCCTGTTTCCTCTTGGCTGTACTCGTACGGCGAGGATAAAGTTTTCCAAGCATCCAGATCACCAGAACCCACCGTCAACCCAGCGGCTGGATCGGGAGACCCAGCGGCCTCAGTAACAAATATCTCGTAGTAATTCCCAATGGATGATTCGGGTTTATCCAAGTAATCAAACAGGCTGGAATTACTTACCTTCTGAACCTGCCCGTCACTACGAAACCTAAAACCCCCTTCCGCGTCTGATGGAAAAATGGCAAAACTGTGATCGCTAAATGGCCCGTTGGTTACCCGCGTACGTCCAATGACTGTCCAGACACCTGCTATCTTACGATAACCTCTGCGCGGCCACTCCCACGTACCGGGCACAGTGATTCCCTTCAGCCACGGTAAACGGGACAGCCACGATCCAGTAACTTTTTCGTGTGCCCAAGTCATCAGCTTTCGAAGTAAACATCCCCGTCCACACCCAGTCCAGCACCCGGTGTACCAGCCCCTGAGTGGACTGTCACGCCCGTATAGTCCGCTCCTGCGTCCCCTTGGTCGCCTTGCGGCCCCTGTGCCCCTGCTGGGCCTTGTGAGCCGACTACGCCCTGCGTACCTTGAGTACCCTGCGAACCAGCCGTACCTGTGGAACCCTGCGAACCTGTGGAACCCTGCGAACCTGTGGAACCCTGCGAACCTGTGGAACCCTGCGGCCCTGTGCCACCGTCTGATCCTGCAGCCCCCTGATCGCCCTGATCGCCCTGCGTGCCTTGGGCACCCGTGGTACCTTGGAAACCTTGTGGCCCCTGTGGGCCTCCAGTATCGCCTTGGAAGCCCTGCGTACCCTGCGCACCCGGCGCACCACCCGCTCCATCGTTCCCCTGCGGCCCCTGTGGGCCTCCAGTATCGCCTTGGAAGCCCTGAGTGCCCGTGTCCCCTTGATCGCCCTGATCACCAGTGCCTGTAGTTCCCTGATCGCCTTGGTTTCCCTGTGGCCCAATGAAGGCACCTAGATCATCGCCTCCCACTACTTGGGCTAATTTTTTGCTGCTCATCAGATCGGCACTCCGTTAATGCTTTTGATACTGGCTATTGCGATTCCGTCCACTTCCTTAATGTTCGCTTCAACTACAGGGTTCATCTGCTTAAATGTAGCAGACCCCTCTGAGTAATCTACATCCCAGTCTATACCACTAATCTCAATCGCTCGACGGTTACCCGGCGAACCTGTGGCTCCAGAAGTCTGCACAAGCCGTACCTCAACATCAGCACCGCTTATATCAGACAAAAGACTCGCGTTCCAACTAGCGGATATGGTGGCGTTAGAAGTAGAGTCAGACCACGTTGCACCGCTAGTCAGGGTGGCTACAAATATCCCAGCCTCCCACAACTCCACGTCGTATACAGGCCCATTGCCACCCGTGCTATCCCCCTTGCGTCCTCCAATCCCAAAGGACTGCAGCCCAGCACCTACTGTCAGATTCCCTGAAGGGGAGGGAAACGAAACCCTAGCTTCGGGATTACCGTTACCATCCCAATTAGCAAAAGAAGTACCAAGGCTGGGGTCATCGTCAATTACCGCAATCGTCAGTCCGGTGTAATTGACATCAGCTTCTAAGGCTGTGGGGGCTAGTGTTTCTAAACCCACTATTTATCCTAAACCTGCTCTGCCACGCCTGCGTCCATGAAGCCCTGCGCAATAGCGTACTGCTCAATGCGTGAGTACACAGCGCGAACATCTGTGGTGAAGGCGGCTGGCCAATCAGGAAATGCGGCAATGTGTCGGGTTTCCCCAATCACGGTGCCGTCACCTGCCCACGTGGTGACTCTGAACGTCACCTTGATGTCAGGCTTGTTCAGCTTCATTTCGCCAGCATCATGAAAATGCGGGAATTGCAGATCAATTCCGGTGACACCTTGATGCGTCACATCCGGTATTGAAATTGGTGTAGTCAAGTTAATGCCCATTAAAATATCTCCCGTTAAGATTGGAGTACGCGTAAGAAAAATCGTTGTGTATCGGGATCACCACTATTCCATCCTCCGCTACGTTTACATCTAAGCGTTATATCAAACACAGCTTCTTTAGGTGTTGAAACGTCTTGATTAGCGAAGAGAACAATCCAAATGTTAGCCGTGTTCCCGTCGATGTCATAGTAAGTATTTTCCAGCGGCCAAGCAGAACCAAAGTTAACTGTATCACCAGATACCTTCACCCATTTTATTTCAAACTCCGCGTCTATGCCGCCACCCGGTGAAGTACCCGCCATCCAGTTGTAATAGGTGTAGGTATTACTATCTACTACGTCGGCCCTTTCACCCCATCGACCATCTGTATTTATCCTCCATCTGGCACGGGTATCACCAGAAGCCGCAGTATCAATAATCGTTCCGGGGTCTGAGTTAGTTTGCTCCGTTGCTGCCAAAGCGTTCCAATCGTCAGACCCCCAAAAGGGATTCTCAGCCTTGAGGAAATAATCAATATCATTGGCCATTTCAATTTCAGCAGATGCAGCAGCCCCGCCAAACGCATGGTAATCAGCGGACAGCGCAACGTCAGAAACAGCCCCATCAATCGTATCAGCAATACCGGGGTCTATTATCAACCCGTTGTCACGAAGTTTTGTGTCATCATTCGGCACTGTTTTCTAGTGCCTCCACCCTTGCGAGTAGAACTTTCACAACTTCGACCAGAAGCCCCGTTACCGAATCGTAATTCAAAGCCAAATAATCTTCCGCTCCGTTCAAAGCATCATCGACCAAGCGGACTGCCTGCGGCAACACTTTCTGCACATCCTGCGCAATCAATCCGGCGGCTTCTACTCCATCACGTTTCCAGTTGAAAGTAACCCCTTCAAGCTGCTGCACCTTGTCCAGCGCATCAGGGATAACCTTGATGTTCTCTTTCAGGTTTCGGTCAGAAGCTATCACGGTGGAGAAAGCCGTGACATCCCCGTTAAACAACGCGGCTCCACCATCAGAAAACCGGAAGTCTTCAATGCTATCGAAGAAGAAGGCGAAGTCCGTCAGGTCAAAATCAATATAGTTCGCTGAGTTGTACCCAACCTGCAACGAGTTGTTGTAAATGGAGGTACCCGAATACCAACCACCAATATTTCCCAACTCAGTGGCCAGATTCGTCAGTGTGATCTTGCACTCAAGCGTACCGTCCAGCGCAATAATCCAATCCGTACCAACTAACTCGGAAGTACGTGTAGTTAGTTCTGCAAAGTCCAACGCCCACTGGAACGCGTAAGTCGGGCCTGTTGTATCTGGTGTCGTGACATCAAGACCCGTCGCACCATCAAAGTTAAGCGTGTTGCCATCTGCCACAACATCCGTCTGGTCATCAGTAATGATACTGAACGTGAAGTCAGCCGCTCCGGGCGTGCCTTGGAACCCTTGGAAGCCTTGGAAGCCCTGAGTGCCTTGGAAGCCCTGATCGCCCTGATCGCCTTGGTCTCCCTTTGCTGCCAACACGTTCCAGTACGTGGCATTGGGCGGCTGCTGATTGTTGTGCCCTAGTATGCAAATGTACGAAGTTCCCAAATCAGTAACCGCATCATCAATTGCGTATGTCGGGCCAGACCCCCAAGCACCCAACCAATCCAATCCTTCTACACCAATGTCGCCCTGATCGCCCTGATCGCCTTGGAAACCTTGGAAGCCTTGGAAGCCCTGCGTGCCTTGGAAGCCCTGATCGCCTTGGTCGCCCTGATCGCCTTGGAATCCCTGATCGCCTTTGGACGCGACTAAATCCCAGTAGGTTGTCCACTGACCGCCCACGCCCGCTTCGTTGCTTGCCTCTGACGTGTGGTTAAGGATGCAGATGTATGACGACCCGTCGTTCTCAACGACTTCATCCGCGACATAGGCATTGGATGTAACCCACGCGGTATCCCACACCATTCCCTTATCGCCTTGGAACCCCTGCGTGCCTTGGAAGCCCTGCGTGCCTTGGAAGCCCTGCGTGCCTTGGAAGCCCTGCGTGCCTTGGAAGCCCTGATCTCCCTTGACTCCCGTGTCACCTTGGAAGCCTTGGAAGCCTTGGAAGCCCTGTGGGCCTACGCTTAACTGGAAAAGTGTGTCGGACAGTGCGCCCATTATTTAACTCCCATGCTCACACGTGAACAATCAGGTCAGGTGACGGTGTGAAGAACATGCGGTCAGCATGTGTAGCCACGCCTATTACCTGCGTCACTGAATCTGTTGTAGTCGGTGCAGTTTGTGTCATAGCCCCCGCTGTCTCAGATAAGTAAATGGCCCCACCTACAGTCCACGCCCACCTAACGTCATCCCGCGCTATACCCCACGCAAGGAATGTACCTGTGGCATCAGCACTTATAACCCCCGTGGCCATGAACAAAGCACGGGAAGTTCCAGCAGCGGAAGCATCCGCTTTGGCTGCCTCCCCTGCGCTGTCTATGTAACAGATGTCACCAAATACCATTGCCACATCCGCTACTAAATCAATCGTGATACCAGAAACAACTTCATCTGCAGGTACCGCAGTGAGTTTATCTACCCCCGCGTTGCCTTGGAAGCCTTGGAAGCCTTGGAAGCCCTGATCGCCTTGGTCTCCCTGATCGCCTTGGAACCCTTGGAAACCTTGGAAGCCTTGGAAGCCTTGGAAGCCCTGATCGCCCTGATCGCCCTGATCACCCTTAGCTGCCAGCACATCCCAGTAAGTGACATTAGGGGGTTGCTGGTTGATATGTCCCAGTATACAGATGTACGAAGTTCCCAAATCGGTAACCGCGTCGTCTATCACGTACGTTGGGCCAGCCCCCCAAGCACCCAACCAGTCCAATCCTTCTACGCCTGTGTCGCCCTGATCACCCTGATCACCTTGGAAGCCTTGGAAGCCTTGGAAGCCTTGGAAGCCTTGGAAGCCCTGATCACCCTGATCGCCCTGCGTACCAGTCGGCCCTTGGAAGCCCGGAGCACTAATGATGTGCTCCCACGTTCCACCGACGTAAGTGAAGATCACATTACCGTTATCAATATCACAATCGTAGTCGGCTGCCGCTCCGTTGATGGTCGAACCATTGCGTCCTATTGTCAGAGCGTTGGTACCCCACGACGTGTCGGTATCCGCAACGTGCACGCGGTTACCTGCGCTTGGTGTCGCGGGGAGATCAATTGTAAAAATCCCGCCCGTGGTATCGCCTATTAGTGAATCAGCGTGGACGGATAGATAATATGCCGTCTTGCGAACCCAATCAGCCCCACTGCCTGCTGCACCCTGATCGCCCTGATCGCCCTGTGCACCTGCATCGCCTTGGAAGCCCTGTGTGCCTTGGAAGCCCTGTGTGCCTTGGAAGCCCTGATCGCCTTTCAGTGCCAATTCGTCCCAAAACGACGCGTTGGGGGGAACCTGATTAGTGTGCCCAGTATTGCAGACATAAGAAGACCCAGCCTCAGTAACTGCGTCATTGACCACGTACGGGGTAGCCCCACTCCACGCACCCAGCCAATTCAATCCCTGAACGCCATCGGCTCCTTGATCTCCTTGATCTCCCTGCGTGCCTTGGAAGCCCTGAGTGCCTTGGAAGCCCTGAGTGCCTTGGAAGCCCTGCGTTCCCTGTGCCCCGTCGTCACCTTGGAAGCCCTGAACACCTGCTTGGGCAAACAAATCCCAGTAGGTAGTCCACACCGCACCCACACCCGGTTCATCGTCTAAGTCACCTGATGTGTGTGCCGTGGTGCATATATAGGAAGACCCGTCGTTCTCAACCGCATCATCAATTGAGTACGCCGTTGCTGTGAGCCACGCACCTGTCCACGACATGGCTCCACCAGCCACACCCTGAGCACCTGTTACACCCTGCGTGCCTTGGAAACCTTGTGCTCCATCATCGCCCTGATCTCCCTTGGCACCAGTAGTGCCTTGGAAACCTTGCGTGCCTTGGAAACCCTGATCGCCTTTGACTCCCGTGTCACCTTGGAAGCCCTGCGTACCCTGTGCGCCTGTTACACCCTGCGTGCCTTGGAAGCCCTGATCGCCTTTGACTCCCGTGTCACCTTGGAAGCCCTGCGTACCCTGTGCGCCTGTTACACCCTGCGTGCCTTGGAAGCCCTGATCACCTTTGACTCCGGTATCACCCTGATCGCCCTGTGCGCCTGTTACACCCTGCGTGCCTTGGAAGCCCTGATCACCCTTGTCAGCCATCAAGTTCCAATAGGTGGCGTTGGGAGGTGTCTGGTTGGTGTGACCAAGAATACAGATGTACGACTGCCCAGCTATGGACACTGCATCGTCGATCACATACGGAGTAGCCCCACTCCACGCACCGAGCCATGACATAGCCCCGCCTGCTGTACCCTGATCACCTTGGTCGCCTTGGTCTCCCTGAGAGCCTGTGGTGCCCTGTGCGCCCGTAACACCCTGTGTGCCTTGGAAGCCTTGCGTACCCTGCGTACCAGTGGCTCCCTGAGAGCCTGTGGTGCCCTGTGCGCCCGTTGTGCCTTGGTTACCTTGGTCACCCTGCGCCCCTTGCGTACCTGTGGCTCCCTGCGCACCCTGAGAGCCTGTTGAACCCTGCGCTCCAGTGTCTCCCTTAGTCCCCTTGGTACCCTGCGGCCCTTGATCTCCCTCTGCAGCCAGCAAGTCCCAAAAGTCTTCCCAGTTGGCTCCGATCCCCGGAGCATCCAATCCGCTTGACACGTGGAACGTATGGCAGATGTAGGATGAGCCAAGATAAGCAACTGCATCGTCGATGTTGTATGTACTACCCCCACTCCACGGTGGCTCCAGCCAACGCAAGCCCTTGGCACCCTGATCACCCTGCGGCCCTGCTGGTGCAGCCACAGTTACCAGCTTGTAGTTGGCTTCCAGAATATCCAGCGTATCGGTGGATCGCATGACCATCTTAACCGTATCACCCGGATCAAGAACGATCTCATCTGCCACGCCCAAAGTTTCCGACTGCTCAGTCTTCCAGTGGATGTGCAGACCCGCCGTGTTGGATGCGAAGCCTAGCAGTGTCACCGTGTAAGTAGGGGAGGCGTTATGAAATTCGAAGATAGCGTTGAGTTTGGGAGCGTTCAGCCAGTCTACCGTCAGGTTGCCAGTGTGGCCTTGGAACCACACACGGTTGTCACCTGTAGAACTGATGTTCAAACCAACAGAGGATCGTGTCCAGTACACACCGCCAATGGTTAACGCACTGGCACCCATGATGTACTCCACCCGGTTGCCGTCGTAGGCCACGTAGGTGGGGACATTCAGCTTTAGGAAATCAACGCCAAGATGGATGAAATCTTCAAGCGCAGCATCCCATCGCTTGATGAACATGTACTGGGAGGAATCGACTTTTAACTGGGCCTGCGCCTCAGAGTCTTTGTCTGGTGTGAAATGAAATACCTGCCCGTGAACGGGCGCAACAATAGGCGGTACGTTTACGATTTCATGAAAGGATGTTGCCACTGGCCGCTACTCCATATTCGGGCCAGAGTATCAAACTATGGATACTGAGGCCAGAATCCGTTTACCCCCGGTTGACCTTTTACCTTGAGAGCCACAAGTGTCGCGTCTACATACGGGATATTATGCTCTCTATGCCACGCTGAAGGGAAGCCCTGTGAAACGCTACGCTCAATGAACTTCGCAGGTGGTTGGTTACTCAAGTAAGCAGCCTGTTGCTTACGCGTATAGTACCAGAAAGAGTTGGGGTTCCAAAAGGACACGTGGCTGGGGTCTTGAAACGCCCCCCTGCCATCACTGCTAGGCGTACTGGATGTGAACCACCCGTTGGGAGCCAGCACGCGCCATATCTCGTTCATCATACCCACAGTGCACAGCACCTTCCTGCCATCGTTATGCAGGCAGCTACTCGACTTGCAACTGGGGATGTGCTCCAGAAAGTCCTGTGCGTGTATGTGTCCCACCGAGTTGTCAGGGAAGATCAGCCCCAACTGGGTGATGTCGTATTCCACGTCTGCGTTCTTTAGCCCTACGCCCAACACCCCGCTGTCCCTCAACGACTGCTTACCTCCCAGTTCCACACGCAACAGCTTCTCGCGCCAGCACCACTGACGTATCAGAGCATCCCTCTTCAGTTGCCCGTTCTTAGCCTGCTGCGTCTGAACAGCAGCATTGCGTTCCAGATAAGAGTTGCTGGCATCTTCGTGCAGGTGGTAAATGTACAGGCACAGGGGGATGTGCACCATGCTCCCACCCGCGATGTAGGTGCGCTGCAATAGATCGTGGTCATAAGCCACAAACAGGTCAATGTTGTGGCCACCAATCTGCTGATAGAATTCCCTGCGCCATACGCGTACGTGGTCAGGTGAGTGGAATATGTTGTACAGACTGGCGGCAGTAGGCTTGAAGGCTGTGTTGTTCTGATACTTCTTGCCCTTCCAGTCCACCTCGTAGGTGGCACCCCAGCCGTACTTACCTGAATAGGTTTGCGTGGTGCCATCCTTGTCATGGATGTGTACCGAATCCGAGTATAGAAAGTCCGGGTATTTTTTCCCTTCATCTATATGTGAAGCCAACGTCTGCAGTGCGTCTTGGTGAAGTTCATCGTCGTGATCCAGTTCTACCAGATAGTCACCCTCACACATCCCGCATAGCATGTGCTTGATGTAACCAATGTTCTCGTTGCGTTCTTCGTCAGGGGGTATCTCAACTATGCGGATGAAGCCTCCCTCTCGCTTGGCTTCGGTTCTGATTTCCTTGGGTAAGTGCTTGAACTTGGCCCCGTTGTTGAGACCAATTACCCACTCGTAATCCATAAACTTACTTACTGTGGGATCGGCTTTATCTACTGCGCGCTGAGCGACTAAAGACTTGGCCGTAAGCAGCAAGCCCTTCGGCCTGTGCGTAGGGGTAAATACGGAAAATAACATGTGCCCTCCGGTGTGTAATTCGAATTACACTATGCTGAATTCTTGCCCACAATCTTGTAGTAGTGGGAGCCTGCTGCGCCAGCAGAAGAATCCTTATCAGACGCGTACTCTCCGGGTACGTCGATGACTACATCGGGTGTACCCACTGCTAACGGCCCGATACCAGCACCAGCAGCGTTCTCAGCAGCAACCCACGCTGAGCCGTTGTTCATGAACAAATCCATTTCCTCTACCCCGGCTAACCCGGACTGGAACAGTCTCACAGGTACGTCGTCGATGTTGAAGCGTTGCTTCACAACGGCCCCGGTCTGAGGATTGATTACTTGTGTGCGTTTAACAGGCATGATCTTCTCTCAATTGATTCGTGGATATACTACTTCGAAAACTGCTTACAGTCCAATTCGTCCCACGTGGCTTGCAGGTTCTCTATATCGAAAGTCAAAGCCACAGACAAGGCCAAGTCCACCGTAGCCAGCGTAGCCAACTCAGTACGCTTTTCTAACAACTCTTCCCCGGTCTCGTCACACTCCCACTGAGTATTAAAAGCCGTTACCTTCTTGTCCAACCTGTCGATAGCAAGCACTACAGTCTGAGCCACGGGCACAGCTATGTGATCCTCTGTGTACTTCTTGTTGTGGACGTAACCCCAGTCGGCCCAAAATATAAAGGTGGCTGTCAGTGCGGCGAGTACCGAACCAATGGTGATGATAATCGTCCAAGGTTTATACGTTTTCACCACATTTTCCTTGTTAGAAAGGTGCCTAGCACAGACACGCACAGAGCCAGAAAGGACACCAAGCCAGCCAACTTGGCTTTGTTCACTCCCATGTCAGTGCGCAGTAAACCCATCTCGTCGTAAAGTTTGCCATGTGATCTGGCATTTTCTCTGATGTGGTCTTTGAACTCCCGGCGTAGTTCTGTCTGACTGTCCAGTATTGATTGCAACAGTATTGTTCTTTCGTCTTCCCCACCCATTACGGATTTCCTTCTAGGTCATCCCCCAAATCTCGTATAGCCCCCATCCGACTGTTACAGTCCTCAAGGGCAGCCATGGCCTCCAATGACAAGTCAACCACCTCTCCGTAGGTGACAACCTGTCGTTCCGCAATGACGCAAGCTATGGTCAGACTTTCCGGTACTGGCACCTGCTCACGTATGATCCGATCTCTTAACTCGCCTTCCTCAACCAGCACTGGCTGTACGGATGGCTGCGTTGAGCAACCGGAGAACATCATCGTCAGGGATACGCTGATTAGCACAAGCGTCAGCTTGCAAAGCCACCCTGATCTTGTCTCGCAATAGCGTTGTTTCGCGTTCATGTATCACACTAGCCCTCGCCAACTCCGCTGCCACGATCTCGGCACCTTCCAGAGCGGCTTGCTTCTCGGCAGCAAAGTTTTCGATACTGGCTTGCTGCTCTTCCATCTTGGCCACATTGGCCGCGTTAACCTCTGCGCACTTGTCGAAATTCTGCTCAGACTGGCGCAGATCAAGCTGCAAAACTATGAGCAATTCCTGTCTCTTATTGTCCGCTCTCGCGTGCAACGTAAGCATCAGGATCAGAGCCAAGGCACCGCCTGCCATGGCCAAGTATTTTATCGGTATCCCGTACATGTCATTTGTCCTTGTTCCGTGACCACTGGTAGTGAGTAACCACAAGCGTAAGCAGTCCAGTGACAGAGCCTACCACGACTGCGACTGGAGTAGTAATCAACGCCAAGTCCTTAGTCACACGGAGGATAACTAAGGTAATCAGCCACACGGCCCACAGCACCAGCATGCGACGCACGAACTGGTGCTTATTGAACAGGTCGTCAATCCAATCCCACACGACTTATTTCCTTATGCAATTTAATATCTTCTGCGAACAATTCTTCCACTGTCGCGTAGTCTTCTTCGGTCAGCATATACGTATGCGCGTTGGTTTGGCCAATGTGAACGGGTGGTGGAGGTGATCCCATGTACTCCAGCGCGGCAGTAAGCCCACGCTCAAACAGAAAATACTTCGTCACCAACCCGTGGTATATGTTCAGCTTTGTCTGCGCCTCGTTGGCATGGAAGTACAGTGGAGCGAAGCCCTGAGACTGGTGCCTGATCCAACTACAGAACGTGGCCCGGTGCAACGTCCGGTCAGAACTTTGGTACCACCACGAACGCAACTGCGTGTGTGGATCACGGATGATCGCATACACGGGCAAGTCCGTAGGTACCTCATCGTAATTGGAGTGGTGTCGCTCAGAACGAACGGCACCTTTCATGCGCAGTAAAGCCTGAACCATGCTGCGGCTTCCGGTACGGGGATTGGCCACGAAGACGAACTTACGTGGCACTACGACCATCAGGGATTGTCCTGTATACCAACCACATACGCGGTCTTGTTCAACTCGTTCTTGTACGCGGTCAGCAACTGGCGGCGGGGGTTCTCGCCTTCAGGCTTGCCCTGTATGTGCACCCACCTGTCGAACTCCAATATCACCTTGTCGTAGGGGACATCCATCTCAGCGATGGCACTAGCGAATTCGAAGGGGGTCATGCCTGCGGCGTTGCCGTCACATGCCTGCCCAAGCAGATGGTAGGAAGTGTCCTTGCTCTTCAACAACCTGTTGAGGTCAAGACACCGGAAGCCGGAGGACAGTTTGATCGACACACCTAAATGATCACGCATAGGTTGCATCACTGACTGGCAGAAGAATTGCAGGTTGTGTACCACGTCACCGGGCGGAGTATTATCTATTCCTTCTCTGTCCGCCGTATCACTGAACACAAACTCAGCAAGGCTGAAGTTTTTACTTAGATTCATGGCCATCACCCATTGTTAGTGGCAACACCGGGAAGTGACGTGCAGTGCTTCAAGCCCTGTTAGGAATGTTGCAAGTAAACCAGAACCCAGTGCTGCCGGGGCTAGACTTGGTGGAGGGCATCTACCTTATCCAGCCACTTACATGGTACTACGCCATGATGTTAAGCGGCAAGTGTATCGTAGCGGGGAGCCACGTCATCTCACCCCCATCAAGCAGGATGTGCATACCGTCCTCTCCAACCCGCAGCTTTATGGAAGCCATCTCCACCATGCGAGTCTCTGGTGCTTTGTCCGCCGCATGTAGTGTGGGAAGGAACCATTTGAACAGGGGCACAAAGGATTCAGTGATGTCCATCCACGACACTTTGCTGGTGAAGAAACAGTACGGGACAGCAGCAGCGAAACCGTGCAAGCGCGCCTCAATATCACCTTCGTTGGATGCGATGATCACCAAGTCCACACCGGGCTGCTCAGCGTCAAACCAGCGGCCTTCGATGGGGGTCATAGGTTACGCCTTCCCATGGTCTCAGCGACCAACTGGCGCAGTGCCAGCCCGTATGCCAAGCGCATGGGAGCCTGCTGGTTGAGCATCAGGGATAAGCCAGTGCGGCTCACCCCCAACGCCTTAGCTGCCGCCGTCACGGTGATCCGGTATTCGGCAAGCAACAGGCGCAGTTTCTCCACGTTACCATAGGAAACTTGTTGGTGGAGTTTCATTTCACGTACAACGGGTGGCCCTTCGCGTACCTCACGTCGTCAAACGACGCATTGGTCTGCACAGAGCGTATGCCTTTCATGGCACTGCGTTCCTTCCTGTACATCTCGGAGGTGGCGATGACCTTGCCATTCGCTGCATGGAGTGTGAAATACGTCTGCCCGTCCTTGGCCAGATGTATCTTGTAATACCCCGCGCTCATCCGAACGCCTCCGTCAGCACAGCAGTAAGGTGCTCCAGCGTATCTAGCTGGAAGTTCACATCTTCCTGACAATACTGGATGGCGGACACGTCACCATTGCCCAAAGGTACAGCGGTCTCGCTGCGGGGTACCTCCATGTTGGCAGGCTTCTCACCCACAGTATTCTGGATGATATTACGCAACCGATCCGTGATGTTGTTCATCCTGTGGTGCTGGGTCTGCTCTGTGTGCAGGACACTCTCAAGCGGACGTGCTGGCCGATCCGGCTGTGGATCGTGTGCCGTGTTGCCACCCAAGGACTGAGCGTGCGCAGGTATAGGTGGTGGAGTGTACTGGGCTGGTGGTGCGGGACGTGTTCGCATCGGTACCTTATCCGGCAGCGGGGGGTCTCTGCGTGCCAGTATCTCTGGTGCCCGTTCCCGTGCTTCGTGTAGCCCAATGGTGCCGGGTGCTTCCTCCACAACAAGTGGTTCAGCCTGTGGCCCCAGCAAGTCCACGTTCTCGTCCAGCATAGGTTCTGCTGCCAACGCGTCGCCTCCGGGTAGGTCGTCTATTTCGATATGTCCGGGCTTCCCCGGTGGTAATACTTCTTCTTTCGGCATGATGCCCTCCATGTAATTAAAGTCCCGGCCCTTGCGAGCCGGGGCACACACGACGCTCGCCGTCGTGCTAGGTACCGCCGCCTACGGTGGTGGCGTAGATGGCAGCGGATAAGTAACCGCTACGTGTGTGACAGATGGGGATGCTTAAACAACTTCAGTGCTGCGCATGTACCAAGATCACCTGATGTAGCTTCGGGGGTCATTCGCCCTCACTTTTGGGGGCGAGTAGCCCTTACTTCGCATCTCACGTGCGGGGGATAGATAACGACTCCCACCCGGCCCTGTCACGCTGTTTAGTGTGCGACTTTGCTTTCACGCACTGGTCATCGCAGTTGGGCTAATGACCCCCGCTCATGAAGTGTAATTGGAATTACACTCTCGGTTATTCCTCTTCGTATTCAATAAGATACTGTGGTGTTAGCAGATGGTTTGTGCGTTCAACGCAATAGTACCAAGACTTGCGGGGTGTCGCTTCCGGGGGGCCAAGTACACATGTGCAACCTTTCACGTCCTTCCTAACCACAGGGCAGTCTCGTATGCCGCGCGCTACGTATTCAGGTTTCTTTACGGGAGACTTCGGCCCAGTCCGGGTCGGCTCAACGTGTTGTTACCGGGTCATGTAGAACCCATCGGACTGCTTGATCTTGCTACGCCACGCGTATTCAGCCCTATGCAATAATTATACACCTGTTAAGTTTTAGTGCAACACCAACTGGTGGGCCACACGCCTGTGAATGTGGTACTGCCGCATGTAGTCCAAGCGTACGAACGGATGGCACCCTTCCCAGCAGAACAGGCCAAGGTTTCCGCCATGGGGCCGGGGCAACGTGTGGGCAGGGAAGCGGTACTGGTCAACGCGGAGGGGACGAAGGCAATGCCGGATGTACGGACGGACGGGGGAGAACGTGTCCGTTAGGCTTCCATACATCCGGCAGAGACCGTCACGCGTAGAGAGTGTCATGTCCGGTAGCTTCTGACAACGGGCGAAGATGTACCACAGGCGTTGCTGCGGGAACGACACGTTGTTAGTCGCGCGTGAGACGGGGTAATCGAACAGCCACCCCGGTGGCACCGGGCGGGACAGCGGCGGTAACACCATAGAGGTGAGCATACCGATCAGATTCTCCAACAACATGGTGGCCGGGGGCACTGCCATGATGTAGTGGGCCTCACTCGCCAGCGTAGCCAAGATCGCGTCCACGGCTGGCAGCCCCAGCTTCATCATGTACGCCAGTTGCTCCACGACTGGTCGGACAGGGAAGCCACTGAATCCCTCACGCAACGGCCCAAGGTGGTCGATGTCCTTTCCCAGCAGTCCGCTACGTAGATAGTCACGGTACGTACCTGTGTGATTGGCCACACGATTGTAGACCTCTGAGGACTCTGACTTGACGCGTGGGTATCTCACGGCTGGCAACGTGTTGGTGTACACCATACGGGCAGGGCAATACGTAGGATACTTCGGGCGCACACCCGGTGGCGGTATCTGAGCGGTGAGTTGTACGCCACAGTTCCCGCAACGGTACCTCACAGCACGTTGGGAGTGAGCGTGTGGATCAGTGCCCTTACCAGCAGGGCCAGTCTTCCATGCGTTCGCCACTGACCCGGCCCCGCAGGCAGAGCACTGGAACAACAGGTGGGTAGCGTGGGTTCCCAACCACTTGCGATACTTCAACTTGGCCATTGGCCCTCCGTCTACGCAGACAATTATACAATTATACGCCTGTATAACTGGTTGTGGAATTGTCTTTACGCATTGCAATCAACAACTTAACTAACTAATCCATAGACAATTATACAATTATACACTTTTAAGATAATACACATACAAGAGAACGTAGAGGTTAACGTACGCGTAGACGTTAACGTAGGGAGTAATTTTTCTACGTGAGGCCGTCCCCTCGAAAACGTATAATTGTGTAATTGTCCTACTCAACGCAACCTAACTCCTTGATACTAAAGGGGAAACCTAATTATACCGCACGTATACTTGTACGTATAATGGTATATTTGTCTACGAAAATTCTCTGAAATCAAGCACTTACCCGTAGAATTGTGAGTGCGCTGTGGGCTTCCTACGTATAATGGTCTACGTGTGGCCAAAAACTTAACGCCTACGTAGAAAAGTCCAGATGTCGGCACAGGTTAACCCATTGTAGCTAACAGAACCGGATACGTAGGCTTCCGACCCCCACTTCGTAGTTACGTAGTAGATCGGTGGCTACGTTACGGGGCGGGTGGCGCGGCTCCGACGCAGATCGCAAAATCCGGCGTAGCCTGTGGCGTTGGCGTGGCAGTGCAGCAGGCCGGGACAGTTGGACAGGCAGCCGGGTTAGCAGGTGCTGTGTACACTGGACGCGCTATAGCCTAGCACGTGGGCCATTCTCAGACCATAACGCAGTGAGGTTTAGCAGTAGGCAAGCGTAGCAAGGCCGGAGCCGTGTACGTGGATTTAAGGATATGCGGAAAAACGCGGATTCTAGGCACAAAAAAAGGGGCAGGCCCGGAAGCCTGCCCCAATGACTACGCTGGTTTAGCTGGTTACTGCGACGTGCTTGTTTGCCGCGTTTTTGATAAACCGTAACCATTCACCCTCGACAGGCTGTGCACCATTCAACAGTGCAGCCATCGCAGTGCGCAGGGTTTCAACGTCGGCCTTGTCATTCGCCATCGTTTCCTGTGCTCCGTCAATCGCCGTCGCAAGGGTTGCGACACTACCGCCCAAACGTCTGGCAGTGATCTCAATAACACTGTCGGCTGTCGGTGTTACTGGCTTGCTTCCCGGCTGGCGTGCGGCACGTTTCTTTGCCGCCTTTTTGCCGTTGCCAGTTGAGCCAGTGCGACCACATGCCTTGGCACCTGCTACGCTGGCACCCTGTGCACCCTGTAAAGACTTGAACGCCTTTTTGGGTTGGCTGAGCATGCCTATTGCCGCATCACTGATGTGATACGAGAATACACGTAGGGCGTTGCTAGTGATGTCGTAGCGCGTTGCTGCGGCTTTCACCTTGGCATTGGCGCGCAATCCGTTAGCCATGGCAGTGCGTGCGGCTTGCTTGTCCGCCTTGCTAACCTTGGCCAGTCCGGCATTGCTGGCGGCTAAGCTGGCAGCAACGTCAAGACACATTTGCAGGTGCGTATCATTGGCGGCCTTCAGTCCGGCTACCATTAACGTGCACGCGGCGGGTATTCCTTTAAGCTGGAATTTAGCTTTTTTGGATTTACTCATTTTGAGTTTCCTCACTTGCTTGATGAGAATCGTTCTCATCTCCGTGGAGGCGGGTACCGCCTCCCAGTCACTATAATGACACATGCACGCTCTTATGTCACGCCCTATATCATGCAATGTGTAATTCGAATTACACTCACAATATGGCCCTACTCCATAAATAATGTGTGCCTGTACACGTAGGCGCACGCGTAGCGCAGGGGCGCAGGCTCCGACGGAGAGCCAGTCATATCAAGGGCTGGAGGGCTAGATGATCCGACGGAGAGCCAGTCATATCATGACAATATGGCTGACACGTGGCTTGACATAAGCTCTTATACCTGTCATACTAACATCTCCAGTGGTGTGTTTGTTAAATGTAGACGCATCGCCGGATCAAGAGTGTAATTCGAATTACACTTCCTCTTACCCAACGTGATGGAGGTCACAATGGCTATTAAACGAAAGGTCTATACGGCAGCGCACAGGCGTTGCAGTGAGATCAGGGCTGAGATCGGAGCGTACCGTGTTCGCATGGCACACGCCCGTGGATGTCGTGATCGTGCTGCACAGACGTGCATCCGTAACGCTGTGGACTTGCTGCTGATTGAGTTACGCGGCGTTGATTCCATGGTTACTCGCTACGAGTCGCTGGACAAAGAGCGTTATGCTCTGGAGCCTGCACCCGTGCGCATGGCAACCGCTACCGCACCTGAGCCGGAGGATGATGGTACACGCCATCTCCCACCTTGCAGCTTGGAGAACGCGGGGTTCTGCAAAGAGAAGTTAGAGAACGAAATGTCACGCTTTGCCAACAAAGGATGGACAGTATTATGAACGCAAACAAGCGTAAAAAGACACGCGCCGCAAGGCGCACTCGCTGCAAGGCCGCTGGTCTTGCTATCCGTAATGCGCGCGCCCGTGAGATGCGTCGTGCCATGGCTGCACAGGCTGCCATTGTCCATGTGGATGAGGTGGCGGCATGAGGATTCCGCTTACTAATTTGTCCGCACTTGATGACTGCCCTAACCGGGAGCCTATCTGCACTCTTGACCGGGTGCGCAGGTTCCGCAGGCGGGGCCGGAAGCATCCACCGGAGTCTCAGTCACCACATGTCGAGAAGCAGGGCAGTGGCTGGAGGAAGGGGTGGATCAGATGAACGAACACACCACAATGCGAAGGATTGCGTGGTTTATTGTGACCGTCTCAGCGGTCTCTATTTTCTATAACCTTGGAGGGCTAATGATATGGGTATGCAACAAATAACTATCATCACCACCGACTTGTCGGAGAAGGACACCATCGTCCGGGTGTTGATGCAGGCGGAGGAAGACGGGCCTATTGACTTCCCGTTTCACTGCCACGCACGGGCCATGACGCTGGAGGAAGAGCAGGCGTGGAAAGCTGGCACGTGGGAAGGCATCAAAGCACGGGAGCGGGGCGAAGCTGTGCCCAGCAACGACGTGCGGGATCAGCTTGCCTCTGTGGGTGTAGCTGCTGGCAACAGGCCGGAGGATGGCACGCTGGCCAAGCTGCCTGCTGTGCTGGTCAATACACCTACGGCCATGCTGGACACGGAGTTTGAGTGTGATAGATGTCCCGACAAATTCCCCGATTGCAATTTGTATTACACCGACGATGGCTTGCGCGTATGTGATGGGTGCGTGTTGCCAGAAGATGAGCGGTTTGGAATCCCCATCCTTGGAGGTAAATCATGAAAGCAACACTGACAATTGAAGGTGTAGACCTGAACCTGTTAGAAATACAACGTCTGGCACTGGCGCAGGCTTTGGCGGTAATCCCCTTGCACGCACCTGTAGCGAACCGGGTAGATGTCCATCAACTGGACGGACTGCTGAACATGCTTGACGACTGGTCGGACAAGAGGCTGGAACGCATGAACAGTGCAGAGGTACGGTTCCGTGACCTACGGATCAATGCGGCTGCCTTCGATGGCAACACGTTGTCACGGGTGATGACACGGGATCAACGACGGGCTATCCTGAACAAGTACAACGATAGCTGTGACGGCTGCACGTCATACCTTGAGTTCAGACGTAGAGCGCAGTTCGATTACCTGCTCAACATCATAGCATTGCCATGGTGCGGCATGGTGCTGTGCATTGAGAGAGACGGACACACCCACTCATGAGTACCTTCATTGAGTTCACCTTGGAAGAACGCTCCACGGAGTTGTACATGGTGCGTGTGCCCGACGATGACGTGGCCAAAGTAAAAGCCATGACCTACACGGAGTTGACGGAGTACGCAGCCGAAGCTGACGACCCGGAGCACGTGAAGCATATTGAAACCACCATGGTTGGAGGGCCAGCGGACTGCGCGATAGTTTGAATTACGTTGGGCACTGGTGCCCGAAGCGCGCGAAGGCAACAGGCTGCCTGTGACTGGTACGTAGCCAGCACTGAAGAGTAGTTAGTACCCGTGTAAACAATCCCCGCTCAGCGGGTTGCGTAAAAATGATCAGCAAATGCCAGTATGAATCAGATTCAGGGCTGCGACTGACGGGAAAACTAACCATAGCTGACCACTGGGTGGGCAACAGGCCATCGTGACACTCAGCACCTGTGAAGTAGCGGACGGGGCATTGCAATGACCAGTGCCCAGTGTAATTCGAATTACAAATTGATCGTCGGCGTATGCGCCTATTGGCAACGCCCGGTAGACACCAAGCGGGGACGCACCCCGATGGTAACTACAAGTACGGTGAGAGCAGCGGCTTGACCGGAGATTCTCACGACAGACGTTCGGCAACAAAGCCGCCGACGATCAACCTTTTTACCGGAGTCGCTAGTCCTAGCCGGATCAACATGCACAGGACTGGTTGCCCTCGACTGGTACGTAGCCAGCGAGAGAGTGAGGTACTCAAAGTACGTGGAGAAGTTGCGAACAGACGAGACGCAGTAAGTCAGGAGAACGTCGGGGCATGGACGCTGCCGTAACTGACCTCTCAAGCGCAGAGCATTGACCAACCTGAGACCGCTGAAACGGTACTAAACAAGCCGACAACTAGGGACGAAGTGCTGGGTACTGAAAAGGTATCAGCTACTGGCTGGCCTATGCTCTATACATCGAAAGATGTTATGTGCTTACGCAGAAAGGTAGCAGAGGCACCCTATCGCCAGACACTGCATAGACACGGCAGGCTGGGCCAGCGTAAGGACTGGCGGCTCCACCTTTTTCATGGGTACACGGTGCACCCTTTGAGCACCGGGAGGTAATAATATGAGTACACAAGACCCTTTGAATGTGCTGACCAGCAGGAAAGCACTGTATCAGGCCATTGCCTGTGCGCGGGTGTCCAACTTGACCATCATAATCCTTGGGCCTCCGGGTTCAGGGAAGACGGAGATCACGTTGAACATTGCCAAGCTGGGCAAGACGTGCCTGCCTGAGACCATGGACGCTGAGTCCTTGGCTGACGACTGGGAGCCAAACGTGGTGCCTATCTACGCGTCGCAAGTGACGGGTGAGGACTTGGTGGGTATGCCATTCTTGCCACCGGGTGAGGTATCACCGGAACACTTCGAATTCGTGGTGGGTAAGAAGCTGCGTGCCTTGGCGCGGGGTGACATCTGGATCGGTGACGAAGTGACCACTCCGGCAGCCCCAAGCACTCTCACGGCCCTGTTACAGATGGCTGCGGGGGAACGCATCGCAGTCGGTGACTGGGTGGGGCCACCCGACGTAACCCGCATCTTACTGGGTAACCGGGCGGATGATGGCAATCTGGATTACCAACTCAACCCGGTGGTATGCAATCGGACGGTAGTCTACGAGTATCTTGGGCCTACTGACGACGAGTGGATACCGTGGTTCTTAGAACATGGTGGACACCCAGTCATAGCCACGGCCATCAAGATGAACCCCGAAATGTTGAACGCTTACGACGCGGACGAAGACAGGTCACCGTCTCCCCGTGCGTGGTTCAACGCGTCCAAGAACCTGAAGGCAGCCGAGTATCTGGCTGGTGGACGGCACAACGTGGACATTGGTGTTCGCATGCAACGTGTTGCTGCTGCAGTGGGTGACTCTGCTGCGCTGGAAACCGAAGCGATCTTCGAACTGCATGAGCAGTTGGTTCCGTTCGGTGACATCGTGTCTGATCCAGAGGGTGCAAGACTGCCTGATCCTGAGACAGACCCAGCGGCTAACTTTCTTACCGTCACACACGTGGGCAACAGGGCAGAGCCAGCCACGTGGGCACCTGTGTGCAAGTACATCGCACGCATGCCAGTGGAACTGCAAGCGGTGGCAATCGCACCGATAGCGGTGAAATTTCCTGAACTAACCACGACCCCTGAGTATCTGGAATTTTCCCAGCGTACCAGTGGGCTGTTGGTTGCTGACTTACTCTAACGGAGGTGAAATATGTCAGGTATTGAAGAGACCCCCTCTGCATTGGGACTTAATGCAGACCAGCGGGAAACCCTGCGCACTCACAGGCTGAGTGAGCGTGGATTCCTGATCAAAGTCACGGCCAAACGTGTGAACAACACACGCCCGGACGCTGACGCAACAGGCGAACTGTGTGACAAGCAGAAAGCCAGCAAGACAGCGGTGCGGGTGAGCAAGACGTTGATCCCGAAGACCTACCTGTCCCCTGTGACGACGATCTACAACCAGATCAGGGACATCACTCGCCACAAGTTGTTGGCGTGGGACGACACCGGGTGGAGGCTGTGCCCCATTGGTATTTACCAAGAGGTACGGGCTGAACTCAATGCCAAGAAGACTGAGTTGCACGAAGCGATCCAGCTTGTGGTGGACAACTGGGACACCATGATGAAAGAGATCAAGCAGATGGGTGACTCTCATCTTGGCAAGCTGTTCAACCCCGACGACTACCCAACGGCCAAGGAATTCCAAGACATGTGGGACGTGGAGGTATCAGTCCAACAGATACCGAGCACGGACATCCGCGTGGTCATGGATGAGGCCAGTGCTGCTGACTTGGAGAAGCAGATACTGCAGATGGTGACAGCCAACGCTTCCAAGGCGTGGAGTCAGGCTGCCAACCAGTTGGCTCAGAGTGTGTCGCATGCTGCGAAAATCCTCAATGATCAGGGTGCACCCGCCAAGGGTGAGACCAAGGCCAAGAGGCGTAGCCCTGTGCACGACACGTTGTTGTCTAACCTGAAGGTGCAAGTGGACACCGTGAAAGCTATGGCTGATGCCATGGGTGACACCAAGCTGAAGAAGCTGGCACTGGCAGTGGAGCGGGACATCCTGCAGCACGACGCGGAGACCCTGCGTAGCAACCCGGCAGTACGTGAACTGGTAGGCAAGAAAGCCACAGCCTTGTCCAGTCAGTGCAACACGGAGGTAGTGGTCAACAAGGCCAATGTGTCAGGCATGCTCGACGAGATGTCTGACTTCACAAGCTGACGTGAATCCGGTTAGATAACACTGCCCCTACGGGGCAGGTTATCGAACCGTTGTCTCACGACACGGAGGTAACAATGAATAGAGTAATCAACATGTCGGTTGCGAAGGTAACCAACGTCCAACAGGCTATCGCTTGGCTGCGAAGCCAGCCTAAATTCAGGGGGATGGCTGCACTACTGGCCACCATGAGAATTCAGGCGAACTTTAACATCCCCAATGCACGGACGGATGCGATGAGGCTCATTGAGTACAACCCTCGATGGTCTGACCAGCAGACAGTCAAGCAGATGGCGGGTGCACTGGTGCATGAAGGACTGCACAAGTTCGGGATGATACACGTGCGCTTCGACGACTGGCGCAAGCGGTATCCAACCCACGATGTGCAACAGTTGCGTCTGGTATTCAACCAAGCGCATGACTACATCATCAACCATGACATCATCCACAACTGGGGGTTACCACTGCCAGAAGAACGGCTGTATGACCCCAACATCTGCGGTGGTGTCACCACCATTGAATCACTGGCCGATGAGATACTGGCAGGCCAGCACCCCGGAGCCGGGGGAGAGGGCCAAGACCCACCCGGTGAGGGTGAGGGCGAAGGTGCGCCACAGCAGGGCCAAGGACAGGGCGATGGTGATGGCGAAGGCGATGATCAGCAGCCCGGAGCCGGGGGAGAAGGCGGTGAGGGTGAGGACGGTGACGAGAGCCAGCAGGGAGGCTCAGGTGACGGCGAGTCCGAAGATGAGGGCGAAGGCCAAGGCCAAGGTGGTGAAGGCGAGACAGAGCCACAGGATGGGCCGGGAAGCGGCGGCATGGACGATGGTAACGACGTGATGTTACCGGAAGAGATGAAGGCCGAAGGGATAGAGAAGCCCATGTCCGAAGCGGTGCGCCAGAACATGCAGGCGGAGGCATCCAAGGACATAGCGCAGGCCAGCCGTGCTGCCATGGGCAAGGGTGATCATCAGGATCAGTTCCTCAAGCAGATGACTGACTCTATCAAGACGCGGACTCACTCGCTGAAGAGGGAGATGACACGCTTCGCAGTGAACCTGAATCGACAGGGGCACAAGTCATTCCTCAAGCCGAGCCGCAGGCGCATGCTACCTACGGGGTTCAGGGCACCCGGCCCGTATGACCGCAAGCTGGGGATCATAGTGTTTGCCATCGACACGTCGGGTAGTACGTCGGGCGTGGCTGTGAAATATTTTCTGAACACAGCCATCGACACGCTGCGTGAGGTGGAGT